CACTGAACCCTGTGCTGCTCGCGGGTGAGCACGGCCTTGAGTCCGACACTGGCAATTTCAAGATCGGAGACGGCCGGACGCCTTGGGCCAAACTGCCTTATACGGGCTGCCCTGGCTATTGGGGTTCCTTTTTTGACAAGACATCACAGGTTGCCGTGGCGAACACGCCAACGCCGATCCTGTTGCGCTCAACGGACCCATCCAGCCGTGGCGTCAAAGTCGAATCAAGCAGCCGAATCACCGTCGAGCATCCGGGCGTCTACAGCTTCACCTTCTCCATTCAGTTCAGCAATATCAGCAACGACATCCATGACGTGAATGTCTGGCTGCGAAAGAACGACAGCGGCGCCAGTGGTGACGTGCCAGATAGCGACAGCCGCTTTAGCGTCATCAGCCGCCACGGCGGCGTGGATGGGAACGTTATCGGCTGCGTCAACTTCGTGTTGACCTTGACGGCAGGCGACTACATCGAGCTGATATGGGCAACCGCGAACGCAGCGGCCTACATCCACGCTGAGGCTGCGGCCAGCAGTCCGTTTGCGCATCCAAGCATCCCCGGCATCATCTGCACAGTGGTTCAGGTAGCAGCAGCATGACCACCAAACGCGAGACAATCCTTGCCGCGGTCCGCACCGCGCTCACCAACACCACGCAGGTCGGCACACGGATTTACCGCAGCCGGGTGGAACCGATGGCACGGGCCGAAAGCCCAGCGATCGTGATCGAGCCGGTGAACGACACCGCCGAACAGAACACCAGCTTGCCGACGCTGGACTGGAGCCTGACCGTGCGCATCTCGGTGATCGTGCGCGGCAACATCCCCGATCAGCTGGCCGACCCGATCGTGCAGGACATGCACAGCAAGCTGATGTCAGACCTGACGCTGGGCGGCGTGGCGATGGACATCAGGCCGCAGAGTGTCAGCTTTGAACTGGTCGAGGCAGATCAACCAGCTGGCGTGATCAGCTGCGACTACCTGATCCGCTATCGCACCGCTAACGCTAACCTCGCAACAGCGTGATGGCTACGATGGTGGATGAATACCAAGGGCAAGGCGGCACTTACCTGCTGAACCCGAAAACCGGCAAGCGGAAGCTCATCGAGCGGACAGAGCCGGCCCAACCCTCCGAACCCCAAACAGAGGTAACGAGCAATGCCGCTCCTGAGCCGCAAACGCCTGATCCTGGCGAAGATTGAATCCACCTACGGCACCGATCCCACCCCCACGGGTTCGTCGAATGCCATCCTGGTGCGCAACCTTGAGGTAACCCCGCTGCAGGCGGATGTGGTGAGCCGCGATCTGATCCGCCCTTATCTGGGGAACAGCGATCAGCTGCTGGCTAATACCCGCGTTGAGGTGACCTTTGAGGTGGAACTGGCTGGCTCGGGCACAGCCGGTACTGCCCCCGCCTATGGCCCGGTGCTGAAGGCCTGCGGCCTGTCCGAGACCGTGGTGGCCACCACCAGCGTCACCTATGCACCGGTGAGCAGCGCCTTCAGCTCGGTGACCATCTACTTCCACAACGATGGCATCCGCCACAAGCTGACCGGCTGCCGCGGCAGTTTCAGCCTGAACGCTGAGGTGGGCCAGATCCCGGTAATCGCGTTCACCATGACGGGCATCTACAACGCCCCGACCGATGAGACGCTGCCGACGCCGACCTACGCCAACCAAGCGGCACCGCTGATCTTCAAGAACGGGAACACCAGCAACTTCTCGATCTTCAGCTACAGCGGCTGTCTGCAGAGCCTCAGCTTTGACGTGGCCAATGAGGTGATCTACCGCGAGCTGGTGGGCTGCAACAAGGAAGTGCTGATCACCAACCGCGGCCCCAATGGCACGGCCGTGATCGAGGCGCCAAGCATCGCCACTAAGGACTTCTTCACGATCGCCAACGGTTCCACCACTGGCTCGATCACCTTCCAGCACGGCGGCACTGGTGGCAACATCGTCACGTTCACCACGGCTCAGTCCGACATCGGCAGCCCGACCTACTCTGACCAGGACGGGATTCAGATGCTGAACCTGCCCTACCTGGCGATCCCGTCCAGCTCGGGCAATGATGAACTGAGCCTCGCCTTCACCTAATAGGAGCCCACCTGCATGGCGTTTGTTCTCAAGCAGTCCGACACCTACGTCTGGCCGATCACCTTTGACGTTCCCGTTGATGGTGGCCGGCACGAACGGCAAACATTCGACGGTGAGTTCAAACGCCTACCCCAGAGCAAGGTGGGCCCGATGGTGGCCGAGCTGCAGAAGCTGGAGGATCTAGGCGATCTCGATCGCATCACGGAAATCGCGGCCGAGCTGCTGGTGGGCTGGTCTGGCGTGACCGGCGATGACGGTAAGGAGATTCCTTACAGCCAGAAGGCGCTCGAGCAGCTGCTTGAGGTGCCGTTCCTGGCGGTGGCAGTGCTCAAGTCCTACATGGACAGCATCAAGGGAGCCAAGAGAAAAAACTGACCGAGGCCGCTGAGCATTGGGCCGGCGGCGGTGTGGTGGATGAGTCTGAATCTGACGCGGCAGCCTTTGGGCTCGCATTGCCCGAGCAGCCGCGCGACGACTTCGAAATCTGGGAGGAGAACTGGCCGGTGGTCGAGATGTTCCTGCGATGTCAGACGCAGTGGCGCACCACCATGAGCGGCGTGCTGGGGCTCGACTATGGGGCTGTGGCGTGGCTCTTTAAGATGTACGCAGTGGAAGACCCGCGCGCGCTGCTGGAGGATCTGCAGATCATGGAAGCCGCCGCGATGATGGTCATCAACAGCCGGAGCAGCTGACATGGCGATGAACATGGAAGCCATGCTCCGCATTAAGGCGGACGTTCAAGGCGAGAACAATATCCGCCGGCTGGGCAACTCCATGCAGGGGCTGCAGGGCCAGGCCAAGAACGCTGCAATGGGGTTCAACAACCTCAAGGGCGCAGTGGCCGGCTTCGGCGCAGCGATCGCTGGCAGCGCCATCGTGGGCGGTCTGACGGCGGTGGTGAAGAAGTCGATCGATGCAGGCGATGAGCTGTTCAACCTGCAGGCCAAGACTGGCGTGGCAGCCAATGCGCTGATCGGCATCGGCAACGCAGCCAAGCTGGCCGACGTGGACGTGGCCACGCTGGGCAAGGGTCTCACCAAGCTGAACGTCAACCTAGTCAGGGCGGCCGAGGGAAATGAAGATCTCGCGCGCAAGTTTGCAGCGCTGGGCGTCTCGGTCAAGGGTGCCGATGGGCAGGTGGTCTCATCTGACAAGGCGCTGAAGCAGATTGCCGACCGCTTCGCCGACATGCCGGACGGTGCGCAGAAGGCGGCAGCAGCGGTGGCGCTGTTCGGCAAGGCTGGCGCTGACCTGATCCCGCTGCTGAATGAAGGCGCGGCCAGCATGGAGAAGTTCACCTACAAGGTGGGCGACGACTTCGCAGCGCGTTCGGATCTGTTCAACGACACAATCACCGAGCTGGGCATCAAGACGAACGGCTTCGGCCTAGAGTTGACCGATGCGCTGCTGCCGGCGCTGCAGTCGATCCTCGAGGTGTTCGGGGATCTGTTCGACACCAAGCAGGACTGGACGGCGCTATTTGAGGTGATCAAGGTGTCCATCCGCGGCGTGGCCACGGTGATCTACGCCACGATCAAGCTGGTGGACGTGGCCATCAAGAACGTGGTGGCCTACCTGCAAGCTGTTGGCGAGGCGCTGCGGGGCAACTTCTCTGGTGCTGCCGACATCGTGCAGAACAGGATCGGCGGACTGCTCGAGCAGGCTCGGCAGGACTTCGCGCAGATCCAGAAGCTGTGGTCCGACTCCCCCTCCCCCGGAACCGGCCGACGCACGGGTGGGCGGCAGATGGGGCTGGACACTGCCGATGCCGATGCACGCAGCGAGGCAGCTGCCCGGAGGCGAGCAGCTGAAGCCAAGCGTGCTGCGACTGAGCAGGAGCGGCTCGAGGAGCGCCGCGCCACCCTGGCGCAGAGAGCGATCAGCCTGCAGGAGCAACTGCAGAACAGCATTGCCGATGTTGCTGCGGCCTATGAGGGTGTCGGTGCTTCCCCGGTTGACCAGCTGTTTCTCGACCGGAATGAGGCGATCACTGAGAACGATCGGCAGGTGAAGCAGCTCACCATGAGCGTGGTCGAGCTGGTGCGCGAGGTGAACGCGGCCGGTGGATCTATCGACGTGAAGCCTTACGCAGACCTGATTGATCGGCTCTCAGCTGCAAATGTGGCGCTGGCCGAAAAAGAGTACCAGCAAGGTATGCAAGAGATCGGCGAGAAGGCAGCAGAGGCCGCGCTCGATCAAATGACCTTCACCGATGCGATCGAGACGCAAACAGTCGCGCTGGCCGGCGCACGCCTTGGCATCAGCTCCTATCTGGAAGATCTTGGATCGCTGAGAGAGAACATCAGCAACGTGGCGCAGAGCGCCTTTAAGGGTCTGGAAGATGCGATCGTCAGCCTCACGATGACGGGCAAGTTCAGCTTCAAAGATTTCGCGCTGTCGGTCATCGAGGATCTGACGCAAATGGTCACGCGGATGTTGATCATTGCGCCCATCCTTCAGTTCATCCAGAGCCTTATCCCTGGCGGCGGGCTGAGTGGCGCCGGAGCACTTTCTACCGGAAAGATCGTGCCCGGTGGCATCTTTGCCAACGGCGGCATCATGACCGGCGACGGCCCGGTGCCCCTGCGCAAGTACGCATCAGGCGGCATCGCCAACTCCCCCCAGCTGGCGCTCTACGGCGAAGGCAGCAAGCCTGAGGCCTACGTGCCGCTCCCCGATGGCCGGCGCATCCCTGTGGCCATGCAGGGCGGCGGTGGTGGCACCACAACGGTCAACGTCTCCGTGGATGCCAAGGGCACTCAGGTGCAGGGCAACGGCGGCCAGGGCGAGCAGCTGGGCCGCGCCATCTCGCAGGCGGTGCAGGCAGAATTGGTGAAGCAACGGCGGCCTGGTGGCCTTCTGGCGGCGGCGTAACCCATGGCGACCTTCACCTACACCCCCTCATTCCAAACCACCGAGAGCAGCAAGCCTCGGGTGCGGAAGTTCCAAGCCGGTGACGGCTATGAGCAGCGGGTGCGCTTTGGCCTGAACACTGACCCCAAAGAATGGACCCTGACCTTCGCCAACCGCACCGATACAGAGCGCGACAACATCCTGGCTTTTCTTGAGGCGCGCGGCGGCGTGGAAGCCTTCGACTGGACGCCACCACGCGGTGACGCTGGCAAATATGTCTGCGAGGAGTGGCAGACCACGCTCAGCAACTGCAACAACAACCAGATTCAAGCCACGTTCCGCGAGGTGTTTGAAGTCTGATGGCCGTTCCTGTCTCCGATCTTCAGGCGATCGCGCCCAGTGCCGTCATCGAGCTATTCGAGCTTGAGCTGAATGTGGCGCAACATGGCGTGGCAGAGACCTATCGTTTCCATGCAGGCGCGAATCTAAAAAGCAATGGAGCACTGGTCTGGAATGCCAACTCCTATCAGCGCATCCCCGTCGAAGCTGAAGGCTTTGAGTACAGCGGCAATGGCCAGCTGCCAAGACCGAAGGTCCGAGTCAGCAACATTCTTGGCACCATCACTGCTCTGCTGCAAACCTTGCCCAATGGTCTAGAGGGCGCAAAGGTGACCCGCATTCGCACCTTGGCGCGATACATCGACGCGGTGAACTTCCCAGGCGACACCAATCCATACGGAACGCCAGACCCTACGGCCGAGTTTCCTCGAGAGATTTATTACATCGATCGCAAGACCATCGAGACGCGCGACGTAGTGGAGTTTGAGCTGGGCGCTACGTTCGATTTGGCTGGAGTGCGTGCGCCAAAGCGGCAATGCATTTCAAGCTTCTGCCAATGGGCGTACAAGTCCGCTGAATGCGGTTACACACCAGTGGCGAGCTTCAGTGGCACTTACGACCGCAAGGCCTTAACTGCCACATACACTCGCAGCGGCACGACAATCACTGTTACCAGCACCGCGCATGGCATTGCAGCTGGCGATCGTGTCTACCTTGATTTCACCAGTGGTACAGCCGCAGACGGTTTTTACACTGTGGCGACAGCGGCCACCAACACCTTCACTGTTGCATCTGGCACGAGTGGCACCACGTCTGGCAACGTGACCATTGCCTGGTTGAAAGTAACAGCCACAGCGCATGGCTTAACTGTTGGCGCCTGTGTTCATCTTGATTTCACCAGCGGAACCGCGACGGACGGTCCCTATGTGCTGGCAACGGCCAGCGCCAATAGCTTCACGATGGAGATCACATCAGGCGCGACCACAAGCGGCAACGTCACAGGTACGCAGTGGTACGACGGCACAGATAGCCCAACCACCAGCAGCAGTAGCGACACCTGCGGCAAACGGCTGAGCAGCTGCCAGGCGCGCTTTGGCACCACATCAGGACTGCCTTTCGGCTCATTCCCCGGCATTGGCACCTACTTCACATGACAGACTGGCGCACTGCAGCACTTGATCACGCCAAGGCCGAGGATCCCCGCGAAGCCTGCGGCCTGCTGCTGGTGGTCAAGGGCCGCGAGCGCTACTGGCCATGCCGAAACCTCTCCGCCGGCACCGATCAGTTCATCCTCAGCCCCGACGACTACGCGGCCGCTGAAGATGCCGGCGAGATCATCGCGGTGGTCCATAGCCACCCGATCACCCCGCCGCAGCCCAGCGGGCCGGATCTGGTGGCGTGCGAGAAGAGCGGGCTGCCGTGGCACATCGTCAACCCGAAGACCGAAGCATGGGGAGGCTGCGAGCCATCGGGCTACAAGGCGCCGCTGATCGGCCGTGAATGGGCGTGGGGCGTCACCGACTGCTGGACGCTCGCGCGTGACTGGTGGCAGGCGCATGGGTTGCCACTGCCTGATTGGGATCGGCCGCTAACCCCGCAGGATTTCGAGGCGGCACCCATGTTTGATGGCTGCTGGAAGGATGCAGGCTTCCGCGAACTGGACGATGAGGACGAACTGCAGGTGGGTGATGCGCTACTGATGAGCATCAGCGGGCTGGGGCTTAATCACGTCGGCGTCTACATCGGCGACGGTTTACTGCTGCACCACATCCGTGGCCGGCTAAGCAGCCGCGACCTTTACGGTGGCTGGCTGCAGAAATGCACGGGCCGGCGGTTGCGTCATCCTGAGTTCACTACGATGGGTGGAGGCTGAGCGGGGCCATGCTGCGCGAGATCCGGGTCTATGGGCGACTGGCAAAGTTCCTCGGCCGGCGTGTGTTCCGTGCAGAGGTAGCGAGCGCTGCCGAGGCGGTGCGGTTCCTGCTGGCCAATTTCCCGCAGCTGGAAAAGCACATGGCTGACCAGCACTACCGGGTGAGCGTGGGCGGCTACGACCTGAGCATTGAAGAGATCCACGACCCGGCCGGTCAGCAACAGATCAAGATTGTCCCCGTGCTGGCTGGAGCTGGAACCGTGGGGCGGATCATTGCCGGCGTGGCGCTGCTGGCCGTTGGCTTCCTAGTGCCAGGCATCGGCGCTCTGGGCGTCCAGCTGCTTGTGGGCGTCGGCGCCTCTCTGGTGCTTGGCGGTGTCGCGCAGCTGCTCACGCCGGTGCCGACGATAAACAACGCAAGCATGGCTGATACGCAGAAGGATCCTCGCAAGAGTTACAGCTTCAGCGGCATTCAAAACACCGGGCGCCAAGGCGTGCCAGTCCCGATCGTCTATGGCGAGGTTCTAGTCGGTTCTGTCGTCATCTCCGCGGGCATTGACACGGAGGAAGTATGACCAAGATTACGGGCGCAGGTGGTGGCGGCGGTGGCGGCGGTAAAGGCGGCGGCGGCGGCGGTAGCAGCACTACCTACACTCCGACCCAGGAGAAGGACAACCTCGATTCAAGGCAGTACGCGCGGCTCATCGACCTGATCAGCGAGGGCGAGATCGAAGGGCTGAAGAATGGCAATAAATCAATATTCCTAAACAATGTTCCGCTGCAGAATGAGGATAACTCGTACAACTTCAAGAACGTTACCGTCACCACTCGAACCGGCACCCAGGATCAGGGCTTCATCGCTGACAGCCCTTCTGTAGAGAATGCGCTTGCCGTAGGTGTCACGGTACAGAAAGACACGCCTGTTGTGCGCAGTGTCACTGACACCACCGTGGATGCTGTGAGCATCACGATCACCGTTCCAGTGCTGCAAAAGATCACCGACAAGGGCGATATCGTCGGCGCATCAGCAAGACTGCAGATCGATGTTCAGTACAACGGCGGCGGCTACACGAACGTCAAGGACGACACCATCAAGGGGCGCACGGGTGATCAGTATCAGCGAGACTATTTGATTGAGCTGACAGGCGCCTTCCCTGTTGACATTCGGGTGACGCGGATCACCGCGGACAGCACAAGCCCGAAGCTTCAAAACGCTTTCAGTTGGACCTCATACACTGAGATCACATACGCCAAACTGCGCTATCCCAACAGCGCGTTGGTGGCGCTGCGAGTAGATGCAGAGCAGTTCTCCAGCATTCCTCTGCGGTCATACCTGATCCGTGGCATCAAAGTAGCGATCCCCAGCAATGCCACCGTTGATTCAACGAACGGCAGCTTGACCTATGCCGGCGTCTGGGATGGCACGTTTGGCGCTGCAGCGTGGTGCTCTGATCCGGCGTGGATCCTGTGGGATTTGCTCACCTCGACCCGCTACGGATTTGGCGATCACATCCAAGCCGCGCAGTTGGACAAGTGGGCGTTCTATTCCGCCAGCCAGTATTGCTCGGAGCTGGTTCCTAACGGCTTTGGCAGCCAAGAACCGCGCTTCTCCTGCAACGTCAACATCCAAACGGCCGAGCAGGCCTACAAGCTGATCAACGACTTGTGCTCAACCTTCCGGGCAATGCCCTACTGGAGCACCGGCGCGCTGACGATCAGCCAAGATCGCCCATTGGATCCAGCGTATTTATTTACGCTGGCCAACGTGTCCGAGGAGGGCTTCAGCTATCAAGGTGGCGCGCTGAAGGGCCGCCCCACCGTGGCTGTCGTCAGCTATCTGGATCTGGAGCTGCGAGATGTGGCGTATGAGGTGGTGGAAGATCAAGCAGCCATCGCCAAGTACGGCGTGGTTACCACCGAGATCTCGGCCTTTGCCTGCACCAGCCGAGGCCAAGCCGCGCGCATTGGTGAGTGGGTGCTCTACTCGGAGCAATACGAATCAGAGGTGGTCACCTTTACCGCCTCAATCGATGCCGGCGTAATGGTGAGGCCTGGGCAGGTCATCAACATTTCCGATCCCATGCGGGCCGGGTCACGTCGTGGTGGTCGGATCAAGTCAGCCACCACCACTGACATCACGATTGACGACGCAACTGGGCTGCCCAGTTCCGGCGGAACGCTTTCGGTGATCTTGTCCAACGGCACCGTAGAAACGAAATCAGTCAGCAGCCGCACCGGCGCTGTCATTACCGTTTCTGCTGCGTTCAGCACCGCGCCAAACGCAAACAGCATCTGGATCTACGAAACCAGCACGCTGCAAACATCCACCTGGCGGGTGCTCAGCGTTCAGGAACAGGATGGCGCAAAGTATGCCATCAGTGCGCTGGCGTATAACAGTTCCAAGTATGACTACATTGAGCTTGATCGGCCTCTGCAGCAGCGCGACACAACCGATCTGAACGTCCTGCCAGAAGCGCCCACGGACCTGGCCCTTAGTGAAACGCTATACCTCTATCAGGATCAGGTTCGCGCAAAGGTCATCGCCTCGTGGAAGCCGGTTGTTGGCGTCAATCATTACCAAGTTAACTGGCGCAAGGATGATGGCAACTGGGCGACAGCTGAACCACAAGGGCCAGACTATGAGATCCTTGACATCACGCCGGGCGTTTTCGACTTTGAGGTTTACTCAGTCAGCCCGACGTTCAAGCTGTCAACCAATGCCCTGACCGGCACCATCTCTGCGCTTGGCAAGACTGCTGCGCCTGCCAATGTCGTGACATTCTCAGCGGTCATTGATCCAGATATTGGCGCCACCCTGACGTGGGATCCGATTAGTGATCTTGACTTGCAGGGTTATGAAATTTGGGAGGGCACCGCCTTTGGCGTCGGCACCAAGCTTGGCCTGTTTGCGGCAACCGCCAAGAAAGTCGGGCTGATGCCTACCGGCACCACCACTTGGTACATTAAGGCGCTTGATACCTCTGAGGTTTATTCAGACACAGCAGCAAGTACATCGCTCACGATCGCGGGCGCACCAGCACCAACAACAAGCGGCAGCTTTGAAGGTGAAAACTTCACGCTTGGCTGGACGAAAGTGGTCGGCAGCTTGGCGACAGACTCCTATGAGATCCGCTATGGCACCACCAGCGACACATGGAGCACTGCCACTTCGCTAGCAACTACCAAGGGCACCGCTTACACCACTAAGGGCAGCTGGCTCGGCACTCGCAGGTTCTTTGTTGCGGCAGTAGACCTGAAAGGCAACATCGGTACAGATGGCTACTACGACGCCATCGTCACTGCTCCAAGCCAGCCGACGATATCGCAGCAGGTGATCGACAACAACGTGCTGCTGCAGTGGAACGATTGCACGGAGACTCTGCCACTCGATAGCTATGAGCTGCGCCGTGGCGCAACGTGGGCGACCGCTACTGTGATCGGCACCAAGAAAGGTGGGTTCACGACTGTTTTTGAAACAGTCTCCGGCACCTTCACCTATTGGCTGGCCGGAATTGATCTGGCCGGCAACTATGGCACGCCAGGCTCGGTTGCAGCAGTGGTCAACCAACCGCCGGACTATGTGCTGGACTACGACCAAGACAGCACATTCAGTGGCACCAAAACCAATACGGTGCTGCAGGATGGCGTGCTGATCGTCACCGTCAGCCCAACTGAAACCTGGCAGGACCATTTCACATCACGCAGCTGGACCACGCTGCAAGACCAGATCAGCGCCGGCTATCCGATCTATGCGCAGCCGTCCACTACCACCGGCAGCTACGTCGAGGAGATCGACTTCGGTGCGGTTCTGGCCGGCACCAAGATCACGTCAACCTTGACCTATGCGGTGGTGAGTGGCTCAACCACGATCACCCCAAAGCTGAGCGTAAAGGAAACTGCAGGCGGCAGCTGGATCGACTACGCAGGCGTGGATTCTGTCTACGCCACCAATTTCCGCTACTTGAAAGTTACCTATGACTTCAGCAGCTCAGGTGGCGATGACCTGCTAAGCATCAGCAACCTGAACGTGAAGCTCGATAAGAAACTCAAGAGCGATGCTGGAACCGGCACAGCCAATTCCGGAGACAGCGGCGGAACCACTGTCAACTTCAATGTGGCGTTCGTAGACATTGAAGGTATCAGCGTCACGCCGAACGGAACCGCTGCCCGCATTGCGATCTATGATTTTGTAGACGCGCCAAACCCAACCAGCTTCAAGGTGCTGCTGTTCGACACCTCGGGCAACCGAGTGACCGGCGGCTTCAGCTGGCAAGCAAGAGGAACCTAAAGCATGGCAAACGCCAACTGGTCTAACCCGACGCTGACGAGCACCTACACGAACTTCGTTTCGGAGGTGAAGAACCGGGATGAAGACCTGGCTCTCCAGTTTGACGGCACCACAAGCACCAACCTGCCAACCAACGCCATCCGGTGGGATAGTTCTGCTGGCCGCTGGAAGAAATGGAACGGCAGCAGCTGGGCGGAACTGACCAGCACCTATGCGCTGACGGCGCTGAGCACCACGGGCAACGCCAACATCGGTGGCACGCTCGGCGTGACGGGTGCAGCAACACTGAGCAGCACCCTGGGTGTCACTGGCGCGATCACCGGCAGCAGCACGGTAAGTGGCACGGCGCTGATCCCGACCGCAGCGACGGTGCCGACCAATGGTGTGTACTTGCCGGCGGCCAACACCGTGGCAGTGGCGACCAACAGCACGGGGCGGTTGTTTGTTGATGCGAGTGGCCGCGTGGGGATTGGGACGGCGAGTAACTCCAGCTACAAACTCGCAGTTCAAAGCGACAGCGCAGATACTACTTTTAGCACGCCATACCTTAACTACGGAACCGTCCTCAGAAACGATAACCAGACAAATAATAACTACTCCGCTTTCTCCTTTAATACACTTAACTCAACAGGTGCGGACACCACCGTTGCCTCCATTGGAGCGCAATGTACAAGCCATACAGCTGGGGCAGTAAACGGAACGCTTGCGTTCTTTACTACAGGCGCCAGCACTTTAGTTGAGCGCATGCGCCTCACCAGCGATGGCCGTTTGGGGGTGGGCACCAGCAGCCCTGGCTATCTGCTTGACGTAGCTGGAACGGTCAATGTTGTTAACGGCAGCAACGGCAGAATAAATATTGGCGCGACCAACAACTACCTGTACGGAGATTCGTCAGGCAATGTAATTATTGGCACTAGTGGCAGCGATAAAGTCCAAATTACATCCGCAGGCCGCGTGGGGATTGGGACGGCGAGTCCGCAAGCACGACTAGTAGCTAGTAATTCTGGCGCAGAAGGAGTCGAGTTTCTGCCTGGTTCGGCAAGCAATGTAAACATCTCTCAGCATTACAACCGAAGCGGTTCTGCGTGGTGCGAGAACCGCTCAGATGCAGCGCTTCATTCTTGGTACATACAGGGTTCCGAACGGGCCAAAATCGACGCCTCCGGCAGGCTGTTGGTGGGGACGAGTACGGCGCGTAGCAATGTCTATGGCAGTTTTACTCCTTCTTTACAGCTTGAAGGAGGAAGTGTAAATGGACAAGACATGCTATTGATTGCTCGTAACCAAAATGATATTTATGGTCCTCATTTAATTTTAGCAAAAAGCAGGGGAACTGCAAACACAATCGTTGCTTCTGGAGACTTACTTGGGACTGTTTCCATGGTCGGAAATGACGGTTCCAGCTTCATTCAAGCTGCCCGCATTGAAGTTTTTGTAGACGGCACCCCCGGCGCTAACGACATGCCAGGGCGCCTGGTCTTCAGCACCACCGCCGATGGAGCGAGCAGCCCCACGGAGCGGCTCCGCATTTCCAGTAATGGCGCCATCAGCTCCGTCATCCCCGGAGGCTCCACGCTTTATCCAAACTTCGGCGCACGGGCGTGGGTCAACTTCAATGGCACGGGCACCGTGGCCATCCGAGCAAGTGGCAATGTCAGCAGCATTACGGATAACGGCACTGGAAACTATACGCTTAACTTTACAAGCGCCCTCCCGGACGCAAACTATAACTTTGTTTTTGGCACTAACGATGCAGACAGAGCCTGTGAGTCGCTAACTATGGCGGCCGGCTCTTTTCAACTTGGAGTATGGACAATTGAGTCAAATGTTAGGGCGGACCTTTCCGTCATCAGTGTCGCCATCTTCCGCTGAGGTAACCCCATGAACAACCGCATCATCTATCCCCTGCCCACTGGCGGCATCGCCATCGTGGTCCCCACCGGCGAGCTGTCGATTGAGGATGTCGCGCAGAAGGACGTGCCAGTTGGTACGCCTTACCTGCTCATCACCACAGACGACATCCCATCCGATCGCTTGTTTCGCGATGCGTGGGAGGCAGACTTCACCACACCAGATGGCCATGGCATTGGAGATGATGCCTGGTTCGCAGCACAGCAGCCCACCGAGGAGGAGCCCACCCCATGAAGATCACCATCAACCTGCCCAAGGCCAAGCTCATCGCCCACGACCAGCGCCGCAACATGCGTGCAGCTGAGTTCGCCCCGCTTGATGAGATCATCGCCAAGCAGATCCCCGGCAAGGATGCAGCAACAGCTGAAGCCAACCGCCAGGAGATCCGCGATCGTTACACCGCGATGCAGGCTGACATCGACGCAGCTACTTCCCCCGAAGACTTGAAAACCATCCTCGAAACCAACTAGCCTCCAACCACGGACAACTCACACATGCCCTGCACCAAGGAAGAACTGATCACCGCCATTAACTCCTACGCTGCTGCGCGCACCACTGGTGACGCAGCCCTAGGGCAAATGGCAGCGGTCAGGCTGACCGAGCTGATCGACACCATCACCTTTACCGAGCCTCCCGCAGAGGCTGAGGAAGATGGCGGTCAAGAGTAAAACCGGCACCGCACGCCTCGATCATCAGCCGGGGCCACCCAAGACCACCCGTCAAGGTTTCGGCCAGCGCTCGCGGCCACGGCGCCGAGGGAAGAAACCCCTCCGCGGGCAAGGCCGGTAATGGATCCCCAAACCCGCGAAAACTGGCGACGCATACGCGATCACCTAGAAGCGGTGGGGAAGACTGAGAATCATTACTACAGGCGTGCCCTTGCCATCCTTCGCGGGATGCCTGATCCCTTCGATCGTTACGATGGGATCGACGCAGGGCGCCCCGATGGTGGACGAACCTAAAACCGTTGGCGGAGTGCTAGCTGCTTCTCTCCCGGCAGCACTCGCAGCAGGCATGGTAGCCATCGGGGCGCTGCTGATCTCGATGCAGGTGCAGTCCGCACGGATCGAGGCCACACTGGTGCAGTTGGCCAAGTCGGTGGATGAACTAAAAACTGACGCGCGCTCGCAGCTGGCAGAGCTAGACCAGCGTGTGCGTGCCCTTGAAATGAAGCCCTAACCTTGGAGCACTCGCATGGATGCCGTGAACGCTGAAACTGCCGCCATCGTCGCCATCGTGATCGCTGCAGGCTCTGAGATCATCGCCATCAGCCCACTGCGCTCCAACAGCTGGATCCAGCTGCTGCTGCAGGCCGGCCGGCTGATGTTCCCCAAGCGCCGTTGACTGATGGCCAACCCTGCACCGATCACGCTAGAGCAGCTGTTTCGGTTCTACCGCGGGCTGCCACATCAGGCTGCAGCCTTAGAGCAGCTGGAGCAGGATCTGGCCGTCAACGGCTACGCAGCCGCGATGCGCCGTGATCGGGCGTGGTTCAACACCTGGAGCCAGGACGGCAAACAGGCCGATCTGGCCGCGGCCCTGAAGCTGATCAAGGACTTCGAGGGCTGCCACCTCGAGGCCTACCCTGACCCGCTCAGCGGCGGCGACCCCTGGACGATCGGCTACGGCACCACCCGCTACGGTGACGGCCGGCCGGTGAAGCGCGGCGACAAGATCAACGCCATCGAGGCCGATCTGCTGCTGCGCCAGGAAGTGGACCGGATCTGTCAGAAACTTGCACAGACCATCCCTGCCTGGAAGGAGATGGCCGATGCGCAGCGTTGTGCACTGATTTCTCTGGCTTACAACGTGGGAAGCGCGTTTTACGGCTCGGCCGGATTTGAAACCATTTCAGCCAGGCTGCGCAACAAGGAGTGGTCGAAGGTGCCCGACGCGCTCCTTCTGTACCGCAACCCAGATACAAACGTGGAGGCCGGTCTGAAGCGGCGCCGCATTGCAGAAGGCGATCTCTGGGGCCGCGACAAGCAGACCACCGGCCCGGTCTCGGCGATGTTCACACCCGAGAGCCCCTTCAGCTTCAAGATCACGCCCCACATCACCTATGGCGAGTTCGCGCTCGGCCAGGAGGCGCGGCGCTTCGATCATCAGCACCAGTGCGACACCGCCATCAAGCTGGCGCAGTTCCTCGAGAAGGTGCGCGCGCAGTTCGGCGGCCGGCCGATTGTGATTACTTCCGGCTACCGGCCTGCGGCGATCAACCGGGCCGTGGGTGGCGCCAGCCAGTCGGAACACCTCTACAACGCGATCGGCGTCGGAGCGGTGGACTTTGCCGTGGACGGGGTAGACATCTACGCCGTGCAGGACTGGTGCGATCAGCACTGGCCCCACAGCCTCGGCTACGGCGCACCCAAGGGATTCGTGCATCTTGGCATCCGCCAAGGCGGCCCTAGGCTCCGGTGGGTCTACTGACGATCGCGTGCCTCTCCCCGACTACGAGCTTCACCACCTCTGCCAGCACCACGCGATGGTGGTGCCGTTCGATCCCGAGCTGATCAACCCCGCGAGCATCGACGTGCTCCTCGGCGATCGGATCATGATCGAGGTGGCCGAGAGCCCCGAGCTGCAGATCCACGGCATTCACGACCGCACCGCCGAGGATCCCTACCTGCTGCAGCCCGGCGAGTTCTGTCTGGCGGAGACGCGCGAGATCTTTAACCTGCCCGACACGGTGATGGGGCTGTTCTTCCTGAAGAGCAGCCGTGCGAGAGAGGGACTCGAGCACAGCCACGCGGGCCTGCTGGACCCCGGCTGGTACGGCAGCCGCCTTACGCTGGAGCTGAGCAACGTCCGCCGGATGCACCCGCTGCCCCTATGGCCCGGCATGAAGATCGGCCAGGTTGCCTTCTTCAGGATGGAGGGCATCCCTCACCGCTCCTATGCGGTCACCGGCCGCTACAACGGCGATGAGGCCGTCACCGCCAGCAAGGGCTAGGCTGAACTCGGTAGTGGAGAACCAACCCGGCGACCGGTGTGAGATCCGGCCGCTTTTTTATGCCTTGGCCTGCAGCGCTGCCCTGCGCAGCCGGTGGATCTTGCCGGGCGCTTCGGCCGGGTCGTCCAACTGGATCATGCGGAAGTCATCAAGCCCGTGGGTCTCGGCGAAGTGCTGCGCGGCGATGTGGGTGGTGAACGGCCCGACGTGCCAGGGGCCGATCTCGATGGCGTAGGTCATTTCAGCGATGGATTGCGTTCGGCAGCGGTCAGGCTGGGGTGGTCGTCGTCGTCATCCTCGGGCAGATCGTCGGGGATGTCGTCGTAGTCGGGGTCGAGTTGGGGCGTCATGGCTGGCTGCCGTAGCGGGCGAGGACGGCGCGCGCAAAGCCAACAGGATCGGAGCAGCCAAACTTTGGGGAGGTGCTTATCCAGTAGTCGTACAGCTCTTGATCAGTGGGATTCATGGCGGCATCGTGCTGCGCGCGCACCAGTCGAGCGCAGGGCCAGTCTTTCTGGCAGATGTCACAGCCCCACTTAGGGCAGGACTCGTGAACAGGAAGCCTTCTGTTACTCACGGTCGGACGGAATGGTGGGCTTGCTTTTGAAGAGGGCCGCCGAAGCGGCCCCGGTGAGGATCAGGCGGCCACCGCTGTGTAGTGGTAGGGCTCGCCATCAATCTGCTCGTTGTAGAACTGCGCGCGGGCTTCGGCTTCTTCGCGGGTGCTGTAGGTATCTTCGCCGGTGCCAAGCAGCTGGCCGGAGGCGGTGAGGATGCAGGAGAGGCGAAAGGACATCGGAGTGGGTGGCTGTCGATGTCCTAACTATACACCACCGGCAGCGCACCCTGCCTGCCCGTCACATCCCGTCACAATCTGCCGATCCTGTTCCCCTCGCTACCGTGTGCCAAGCCGGGGCCACGCCCATGCGCGCGCACATCGCCGAGATCACCGCCAAGGTGATCATCCGCAGCGACACCAACCCCGACCAGCTCCCCGCCGACCTCTACAGCCAGATCGCCGAGTTCATCCACTCAGAGGATGACCTCCTCGACTTGGCCATCGAGCTGTTCACCCTGCCCGAAGACATCGGTGGATCGGCACCACATTGACGAAACGCGGCTGGTCACTCGCAGGTCGGCCCGCGATCAGATCCACTTGGCCTGGAACTACAGGTGCGCCTACTGCGGCGATCCGCTGGGCCGGAGCCCCACGCTGGACCACGTGGTGCCCAAGGTCCACGGCGGCCTGACGGTGCGTGAGAACCTGATCAGCTGCTGCCTGATGTGCAACAGCCAGAAGGGCCACAAAGGGTGGATCGACTGGTATCGCCAGCAGCCGTTCTGGTCCGCCATGGGCGAGTGGGCCATCGCGCGCTGGGTGGCCGGAGACTGCTAGGCTTCCGGTCCAACGATTTCATCGCTGGGCATTCCGCAGTGTGGAGGCTGCGGTGAGGCGTGCAGGCGCGAGAGCCGGCGTCACCTCCACACCCCATTACGGCAGGATCTTGGACGCCAGCCAGAGCGCCAAGCCACACGCCACGGCGTAGCCCACGAGCAGCTCGATCATCAGGTGCAGCGTCATCACTCGGGCAGCGGATTGATCACGGCATGATCGCCGATCACGCTCAGCGCTGCACGGTTGTAGGCCTGCGCCGCCTCCAGCTCGGTGGCGAACATGCCGAGGTAGTAGCGGCGCCCCCGGTAGCCCAGCGCCGCGCGCCATGGCAGCTTCGGGTTGGTGCTGCGTGAGACGCCCCGGTAGGGGCTGGAAGCGTTCGCGGGCCGCGGTCGGTTGGCCAGCGAGAGGTAGTACGCCTCGCGGGTGGTCGTGCAGTTGAAATACCCCATCGGGTCAGCGTGCAAGCAAATGGTCTAGGTAGATCTCGGCCTGCCATAGGTCGGAGCTATACCGGCAGTAGCCATTGGCGCAGCTGCGGTAATACAGCTCCCCACCACCAGCGGGCTCGAGCGTTTCGATGTAGCCGGCGCCGCGATCACTGCGGCTGAGGACGATCGGCGGGTTCATAGATGTCACACCGCGCAGCAAACCTGCCACCAGTCTGGCGAGCCTCAGGGAAGCCCAGTGCGCAGCCTTTGCGGGCCAGCTCCCACTGCAGGCAATCCCAGCACATCCTGGGCGACCCTGCCGGCCTGATCCGCAGCACCGCGGCCTGGTAGATGCGCTGGGCGCGCAGAAGCGCCTCCTGCAGCTGAATGGTGCCCGTGTCAGCCTCCAGCTGGTGCTCGGCTCTGGGGCCGAGGTTCACCCGGCAGTGCCACGTCCGATCTGCACGATCGCAGAACAGCAGTAGCCGGCCGGCATGAAGGCTGATCATTCCTGCTCGCCGTATGCCGGTGCGTGATACAGCCGCTCGAGCACCATGCTGGGTGGTTCTAGATCCTGCAGTTCGTTCACTATCGACACAGCGATGGGGTCAAGGGAGAAAGCCGCCCAGTAGACATCTGGGTTGTTGAGTTCCTTCACCACCACCAAGCTGGTGCGGGGGCTGCGCACCAAGATCCACAGCGCGAGGCGCTCGAGCAGGGACAGGCTGGGCAGCTGCATCATGCCTCCAGTTTGCCGATCAGCCGGTCGATGTACCACCGGCATTTCTTGGCATCCTCGAGCGAGTTGCCCTTGCACCAGAGCCGCAGCAGATATTTGAGCGCTTGGCCCTGCAGGTAGGCCGGCACCATGTGCGGCGCATCGGCGATGGCGGCCTCGATCACGTCGATCGCTTCCACCGGCCCGCGCTTGTAGTGGTCGGGGTTGATCTGGTCGGTCATTCCGTCAGCTCCCAATAGTGGCTGGCCAGTTTCGTCACGATCTCGCGCGCGGCGATCAGTTCATCAAAAAACTCTTGCGTCACCGCATACTCCGTCCCGCGGTGGCCGCAGTCGTAGCACTTCCGGCGCTGACGGCGCACCTGGCCGTCATAGCTGCGCTCGGAGTTGTCACACCTGAAGCGCCCACCACACTGCGGGCACTTCATCTCGGTGAACGGGCTGGGCATCACCGCCACCTGCCGAGCAGCTGCTGGCGGCACACCTCGATCGCCTGCTGCGCCTGCTTCTGCGTCATCACCGACTCGGTGGCA